GAAAATACTTTTGTTGTTTCACGAATGACTTCAGCATTCGCGGTTGTTCCAACAGCCATATCAACGGTGCTTTGATTTTCTACGAATGCAAATGAACTATTACTTGCTGTATTAGATGTTACCCATAGACCGTTATCAGAGAATCTATGAGAACTATCAAATAGAGTAAATGGTTGAACTACACGCAAACGACCAAACGCATCTGTCATGGTACCTGATGGTGATAGACGATCCGACAACATATTCACCTCATAACGGGTGAATACTTGCCCTGAGTCTATCTTGTTTAGGTCTGTTCTAAATTGTGCCACTTAGCAGTTCCACTTTCTCAACGATTTATTGATGCGTGAATCTGGATCGTTCGCAGTCTTAGCAGAAGTCAAACGTTTCTTCATGCCAGACATTCTAGCACAGAATGATTTACGGCGATTGGCTGCTTTTGAACCTGGCTTTAGTTTGCTTGGCTTTGTAGTGACTGCCATAGAAAGTTTTGAACCTGGATTTTCACGGCGATATGATTCGATGCCCTTACGGTTTAGGCCACCCGATTCAGATTTACCTTCTTTACGCTGCCATGCTGCAACTTCATCCAATTCAACTTCTTCTTTTGTGCAAGAACCTGGTTCATATGCTTTTTTACCTGGCACGGCCTTATAACCTGGCCAGCATCTTTCGTTAATAAAAGATTTGAATGATTGAATTTCTCTTTTTTCACTAACTGATTTCCAACCACCACCCATTTCTTTATATTTCTTTGATGCCCAACCATTGGCATATGCAGAAGGATATACATCAAACTTTGCCTTGGCTTGTGCTTTGGCTTGTGCCCATTTTTCAGGGCTAGTTGGTACATTTTTTTCGTCTAGTTTCTTCATATCTTCGCTTATCTTTCCTTTACCAAAGTTAGATACATTGATTGGTGCACCTTTTCTTTCAGGATTAGGATCGTGTCTTCTTTTAGAAGCAACAGCAGAGGCTCTTTCTTTTTTAGATAGAGATGCACGTTTTTCATTCGACATACACTTAGGTTTAGGTTCACCAGGTTCTCTTGCACAAGGACCAATGGCTTCACCTTTACTGTTGATTCTTTTCCAACCACCTTCCGGATCAGTCTTACTGAACCATTTGCGTAGGTCTTCTGAAACAAATGAATTGAATGTTTTCATCCTACAAACTTCTTTGCTTTAAATGTTGAAAGATTGATACCTTTTCTTTTTAATTCTAGTTCTTTCTGGTCACCAATGCTCATTGTAGTTTCATCACCAGTCAATTCTTTGATTGTCTTTTTCTTTGGATCACGGTTATACTTAACACCACTAGTAACCATACTACGATCCACACCTCGACTGAAGTTTTCACCACTTGATGCCATTGATAGACCAGGTTCTATACCTGCATCAATCTCATTTAACTTTTCTTTTTGGCGGATCCTGATTTCTTCGAGCGTGATTTTTTTGGTGCTGGTTGCTCTACCACTGGTTCCACTACCTTCGGAGATTCCATTACCATTGGTGCTACTGGTAAAGATTCTTCGACTTTCTGTTCTGTTGGTTTCTTGAACCACGACATGATTTTGTTCAACATCTTCATTCTCCTTTATTTTAACGACATAATGATTACCGATTTTATGAACCACACCGTTGTGAGTGTGTGCTTCAGAAGCTGCTGCAGCGCGCAAATTAAATTTTCTTACTTCACCTTTACTATTTTGCATCAACTTACTTGGGTGCAAATCAACTTTGGATTCACTCTCCCTGATTAAACCTTTGCCTAATGTTAGAAGAGTTAGTGCATCACCGTTAGAGAATGAAGTGTGTTCGATTTCATCTTCTTCTTTTACATCTTCAACATCATCAGATTTTAGTAGTCTAAGTGTCTTCGATACTTCTTCTGGTGTGTCACCACTTATGGTAACTGTTACAGCCTCACTAAGAAAATCTTCAAACTCTTCATTCATGCCTTTAGCTTTCTTCTCTGCACTAGATAGTTTCTTTATTGGAGAAGTTTCTTTCGCTTTTTCAAGGCGACCCTTCATTGCAGGGTTTAGTTTAACACCTGAAGTTATCTTAGAATCTGTTTTCTTTGGTGTTTCGGTTTTTGTTTCTTGTTTTTCAACTGTAACAAGTCTACCATGCACCTCATGGTGAGAAACTTTACCGTTTTTACCCCAGCGACCAAAACCAAAGTATGATAGACCTAACTGTTTGGCTTCTTGTGCTGCCTTTGAACCGATATCTCGATGTGATGTTTCTCTGTTTGTCTTTGGTACAGGCAACGTATCTTTCTTAGCTAACTCATTGCCAATCCATTGCTTAGATTGGTCGGTCTTTGGTGCTTTACTGACAAACTTTTGAACCTGCTTGTAGATATCATCCATCTCTGCTTTTTTAGATGCGATAACATCTGGATGTGCAGACCTCATATCTTCTGAATTATCAAACTCAATATAGTTACCTTTAAACAACTCAGCAAGTTTAGGTCTTGCTTCTTGCACAGCATCCCACTTTTGCTTACGAATCTTTTCTGGTACTGTGCGGCCGCCAGTTTGACCTCTTTGAATGTTACGCAACGCAGATATATCATCACGGGTATTAACCGTAATCATAGAAGTTTCGTAACCTAACATTTCTAGTTTTTCTTTGATGCGTTTAATTTTTTCGTAGTCATCACCAGTACCATTGATGATAAGACCGTTACGACCATTCAATGCAAGTTTCTGACGCAACTCGGTCATACCTTTTGCTCTTGCACGGATTATATCACGCTGCTTCTCTTCATTGTCAGGCATTTTCTTGTCAAGGTTTTCTTTATCCATCAGATACTCAAGTGCTTTATCTGAATTGATTTCAGTTAGACCATGACCTGCAAGTGTGTTATCAAGGACAAAATCTTTACCAGAGCCAGGACCACCTGCAAGGAATACTGCCTTGAAAATGGCTTTGTCGTGAACACCTTCCGTTAGAAGTTCTTCAAATTCTTCGTCTACATCTTCTTTAACACCCATGTTCTTGCGAACATCGTTGTATAGTTCTTTTGCATGAGTGTCTTTTACATGAGCAGGAATTCCTTTGCGGAATTCATTATAGTTACCTGCTGCGGCATGACCGCGCATTTTGCTTGCAGACATACCAGAGGTGCCTTCCGCATCAGGATCTCTTTCGCCTGCGGAATGAACGGTGATTTTTTTGAAATTGAACAAAGCACCCTTATGGGTACCATTGTATTTGTGTAGAATGTTATGGTATTCAGCAGTTCTATCTGAACCAGCGACCATGTGCAGGTGAGTTACGCCACTCTTATGAAGTTTTTCAGCCTGTGATAGAAAGTTTGGGCTTTCTTTATCGGAGGTTCTGATGTTTGTATTTGGAAAGAATCGTTTGGCGTGTTTGACTTTTTGTTCTGCTGACAGAGGATTCTTAGCCTTGTCTTGCGAGTGTGACAGGACAACATGATGTGAGCCTCCCACTTCTTTAGCAACATCGTGGACTTTTTTGACCAGAACCTCATGCCCTGTTGTAGGTGGGTTCATGCGACCGAATGCCAGAACGGCGTGCTTTTCTTTTTGTTCTTCTAAGAACTGTTTAAATTTCATCTACGCCTCTACAGCGATTAATTATTAAGAATACTGTCTATTTATGTCCTGTAAACCTCCGATGAGGTCTTGGAACTAGACCTTTTCTTAATTAATTCTAGTACCTTTGGATCATTGGCCTGGTCTCCGTATGGTGCAAAATATGCTCGGTCATGCGGTTCTGCTTCTGCCCTCGCTTCTGCAACATAGTAAATATTCAAAGATTTGCGATAAACACCCTCTGGACACTCAATTTCTTTTGGTAAACCATGCCAAGAATTGTCGGCCGTGTCGAAAATAACAGCCCGATTGAACAGGTTTTGTATCTTGGTTACGCATTCTTTTGGTAGATTCTTCTCTGCATCATGCGACCATAACTCTAGACCACCATTCAATTGTTCATTCCAGTCTGGTGTCATATAGACAATCAGATTGATTCTTCTTTCCATACCAAGTTTAGGATGTATAGAGTAGTCCTTGTGCATATTCAGTTTACCACCATTCTTACTGACATGCCATCCGCCACCGTGCATACCATAATCTGCAACAAGGTTAGGAATGCCAGTAATCAGGCGAATCTTCTGCACGAATTCTGGTGTATTCATTAGACTGAACGCACGATAAGTGGTCGCTGGAAACAGACCCCAGTTAGGTGTCAGTCTTTTATTTTCGATTGCATTATTATAGATTGCCCAAATCTTATCATCATCGTAATCAGGAAATTCTTCCGCCAATTTCAAAGCCACTTCTTCTTCAAAGAAGTTATCAATCATACAATGCTTGAATGGTTTACCTGCATGGTATTGTTCAATCAAAGCATCATACTTGAATTCATTAATCATGGATATTTCCTAACCGTTATATGTCTGTTCAAAATGTTATGTAGTGAAAACAATCTTTCAACTACAAACGAAAAATATGGTACAAAGTGCCCATTGTATTGTTGACCTTCTTTGTATATGTAGCTCAACATCGACTCATCTTCTTGGCAGTAACCGAGACATTTATCAATAAAATTAATATAACTCACCCAAAATTTACTGTTGCCTACAAAGTAATTGCAGGTAGCAAAATCGTTTGGCAGGTATCTATACTCTTCGACTGGCATATCAATGCCGAGTTTGTAAAATAGTTTTTGTGCGAAAGCTAACATACCAGGATGCCATCTTTCACCTTGAACCCATAGGTTCGGATAGTGACCGACTAAATGGGCGAAAGGATCCAAGTGATATACATCAGACCCTGGATTGTCCAATATCCATTCTTTGAATTGTAACGGTCTAACATCCGTTTTCTGTGACCATCTCCATGACAAAAGACCCCAATGTGCATCAGAGTCTCGGTGTTTGTCTAACAAATTTCTCCATAATGGAAACTCTCTTAATTCTGGATGAGAGTTTTCAATGTTGTTGTATGGAATGAAATTTGGGTCTAGTTCTTTAACTTGTTCTTCAAGATAGTATGATTGGTATATTTGTAGATTCATCTCACCATGTCTTCAATAATAGATTTCATATCATATTTCGGTTCATAACCAAGTGCCTTCAACTTATCATTCTTCATCCATTGACTATGCACTTGGACTATTCTATGAAATTCTGGCACTTCGATTGGTCGTAACTGACCTTCACCACCAATCAATTCTTTTGCATACTCAATCAAGTCTTTAAACAGTAGTGGTTCACCGTTACTGACATTATAGATTGAATTTATTTCACCTTTATCTAGTATAAGTTTAATCGCATCAACCGCATCATTGACATGAATGTAATCACGGTACATATTGCCACCATCATATACATTAACATCGTGACCCATTTTCAATTCATTAATCATATACTGTAATGCATTCTTCTGTGGTGATGCTTTGGTGTCTCCATATCCTGCAACATTGGCTAGACGAATGATTCGATACTTGATATTGAATGTCTCGCAGTATGATATCAATAGTTGTTCTGCACACCGTTTGGTGATAGAATAGAACCCTGTTGGATTACAGATTGATTCCTCTGTCGCAGGCATTTGTGTATTGCCGTATACGAACCAAGAACTGACAAAGTTAAATGTTCTGTCTGTATACTTAAACTGATTCAATACTTTCATCATCAGAATCAGGTTGGTGTTGATATCAATATACGGATCAGTCTTGACATTGTAATTCGTAACTGTCGATATCATATACAAAGCATCTTTGTCTTTGTCTACCGTATGGTCATGTCTTTCTTTTACATTGCAACCTGGATTCTTGGCTACGAATGCAGAGCCAACAAACCCTCGACCACCAAATACTTGTAGGCTCATAGTGATTCTTTAATCTTATCAATATCAGATTCAGAAATGAATAACTCGAAATGGTTTTTCGAGATAGACTTTCCCTCTTCATCAAATGATTCTCTATGGAAAATTAAGTGTTTGACTTCTGAAGGAATCGTTGACTTCTTCTCAACGGTCAGTTTATAATTTGGTTTGTCAATGATTATCGCCATGACTTTAACACCTCTTCAATATAGTTAAATACTGCATCATTCCAGAATGGTGGGCATCCCAAGATAAAGACATGAGATAGAGCCTTATTGGACAAAGGATACTTAGTATGGTCATCCAGATGTTTGAATCCTGGATGCAGTAGAATATTTCCTGCAAAGTAGTTGCGTGTTTGAATCTTCTTCTCTTCAAAGTATGCAACCAGTCTTTCTTTTCTTTCTTGCGTTTCACAAATAACTGGCACACCGAACCAAGAAGGGTCAGCTTTAGGTAGAACATTGGGAATACGAACATCCAAATATTTCACAAGTAGTTCAGCCAATCTCTTTTGGTGTTCTTGTCTCTTCTCATGGATAAAATCAAACTTCTCTAACTGTGCGACACCGATAGCACCTTGCATATCAAGTGGCTTCAGATTATATCCTGCATGAGTGAAGATATATTTGTGGTCAATAATACCATCATAGCCAGGCAACCATTGGTCGAAACGATTACCACAAGTACCACAAGGCAAGGTGTTGTTTGAACCGATACAGTAACAGTCACGACCCCACCAGCTGATAGACCTTGCCATATCAATGAAGGCAGAATCGTTTGACGATATCATACCACCTTCACCTGTAGAGATATGGTGTGCAGGGTATAACGATGTAGTCCAGCAGTAATACAAATCTGTAATTAGATTACCATTCCACTTGGTGCCCAATGAATCGCAGTTATCACCAATCAATAGTATGTTATGTTTTTTGCAGATATCAACCAGTTTGTCCATGTCTGGCGGATTGGCCATAACAGGTGATACAACGATACCTCTTGTTCTTGGTGTAATCTTGGCTTCAATCAAATTAACATCAAAGTTAAGAGTGTTGAATTCAATATCTACAAACACCGGCTTGATATTGTTCTGCATGAACGGTGCGATTGTTGTAGGGAATCCAACAGGTGAAAAGATAACTTCATCACCATCTTGCCAACCATGATACTTCTTCAATGCAGAAGCCATAACAAGGTTGGCCGAACTGCCTGAGTTGACCATATGAGATTGTTTTACATTAAACTTCTTTGAGAAACGAATCTGAAACTTCTCACAGTTTTCACCAGCAGTCACCCACTTACCAGTTAGAAAAGACTTAAGTGCGAGTTCTATCTCTTGTTCATCCCATAATTGACCAGAGTATAGAACATAGTCTTTACCTGGTTGAAAGTTATCAAAGTTGGGAAGGTACTTTGGTTTTGCCAGTTTGGCTAACTCTTTAATTTTATCATCAATCATCAATATGTTTCCGTCATTCCAGTTGATGCCATAGTTCCTTGGCAGTAGATTTCATCAAATTCAATCAGATACTGTTTATCTATATGTTTGTAATGAGCGTGTTCAGTATCAATACCATACTCATTCATCGAATTAAACATCTGCGGTAAAATCTGGTAGTAGTTATCTACCAATGATACACACATAGAATACATACGAGTAATCAATAAATGATCCACATTGGCTGCAGCAATAACATCTATTGGCAACCAAGTATACATCCTTTTCTTGAATGTATATTTACCGTATAGTGCAGGATCATCATATCGTGCAATATCAAACTTGTCCGTAAGATTGGTTCTACCTGATAGTTTGTAGACTCTCTTAACACTAGACATTACTTTCATCAAATCAGGATTAGCTCTGAACAATGATAATGTCTTATGCAACAGGACATTTTCTGCTTGAGACTTTAGACCTGCATTTGCAAGTGTTACCAAATCTCTATCTTGTTGGAAGACAATATTAAGATTGGAATACTTAGACAATCGACCAAGAATAGAATCATCAACATTATTTGGTGATGAATCTGTCAGAACGATGATTGCTTCAGGTACTTTCTCACGCAGAATTCTTAGTGTGTCTACAGTTTGCCTGATGCGTGTTTCATAATCAAAAACACCCATGTTAGCATTGAGTGTCGATGTTACTATGAAAAGGTGTTTATTGGGAGTAATGCTCATAGTTTTTTCTCATAGTATCAATCATCAAGGTTTTAATGTCACGATTTGGATTCCAATCAATCATTCTATTGGCTTTAATAAAAGATCCGAGAGCATACTTATTTACTTCACGCTCAATAACACTTTTGTCTAAGGTATTAATTCCATAGTGTAGTGTATTATACTCTGACCAGTAATTTTTTGCAGGTATAAATGTATAGTTGATATCCCTATCGAATGCAATTTTTGCCCAACCGATAATGTCTCTTACCGAAGTAAGTGTGTTTGTGCATAGGTTGAAGGTTTGATTCTTAGCATTGTCGTTTGTTAGGCATAGTTGAATCATAGTCACAACATCATCAACATGAACATAATCCCTTTGTTGTTTGCCATCAGAGTAAAATACTAAATCACGACCATTCTTTATTTCACGAACGATATAGTTTACTAGTGGCGGTGTCTTGCGATGTATGTCTTGCCTTGGACCAAAAACATTAAAGAATCGTAGAGTTGTAATATTCATTCCATAATTTGTAATGTAACTCTCAATGACATTTTCCATCAGTTTCTTAGAGAGAGGATACATCAATCTTGGATTTACTTCTATGTTTTCTGTAAATGGTGCATCTGTCATCTTGTTATTTTCATAGATTGCAGAGGTACTTGCAACAATCGTATGCACACCAAAAGGTTTTGCAGCATCTAAAATTGATGCTGTGCCTGCAACATTAACACTCATACAATCATAAGGATTAGATTCAGCAACAGGCAATGCCGTAATCGCAGCAAGGTGAATTATCTTTTCAATATCTTCACCATAAATGATATCAGTCATTTTTCTGGTGTCTCTAATGTCTTCTTTAAAGAACTTATGAAATACAGGTCTATTATTTTCAAACAGATTGTCCATGTATCCATTGTTCAGATTGTCTACTGCATAGACTTTATGCCCTTTGTTTGTCAGCAATAAAGATAGAGTAGAACCTATACCGCCAGCAGCACCTGTAATCATAATCTTCAAATCATATCTCCTAGATTGTCAGAGTCACGCACAAGGTTAACTGCGATAGCCGATGGGTATGGATTGCTAGATGCAAAATCATTAATCAGAATTCTTTTCGCATGATGTATACCCATAACAAGGTTGTAGTTATCGAAACCAAGTTCTTGCAACATCTTTCTTGTTACTGATTCATACTTCCAAGGTCTTGCTGTGCAGAAGATAATTTGGCACCCACGATCCATTTCCGATTTCAACTTTGCAACATTGTCATACAGAGGTGTGTAGGTATCATACTCATTGCTGTTCTCGACAATAGTGCCATCAATATCACAGAAGTATGCAGGCTTGTTATTGTATTCAAACCAATCATCTGCAACACCTACATCAATAAAGTTTTCAACCTCACTCTCAAAAAACATGGTACCTTTTGATATCATATAGTCGATTACATTTGATACGAATATCTCAGAGGTCTTGTTCTTCTTAATCTCTTGGAATGCCTTATAGAATTCACCCGCACTTTCAAACTGATAACCACCAACACAGAAATGATTGCTAACAATCTGTTTCTCAACAACAGTATTGATAATGCCTTGGTGATTTGTGAGGGTGTAACTCTTGGCTGCAGCGGTGCGAATCTTTGGATGCTTTGACAACTTTGCAACATAGATTACATTGCCTTCAACCTCTTGCGTATCATAGAAACCATCACAGTCTTTGATTAGAATAGGTGAGTTGCCTGAGATACGACTGCGAAGAATCGCCTGATAAACTGTGTGAGCAGGACCATCCGTTGGTTGGTCAAGCATAACGATATTGACCTTATGACCAAAGGCTTCTTCTAGTTTCTTTCGTGCATTGTATTTCTCATCATGTTCCTTCAGTATGACAACTGTAACACGATGTTTACCAATATAATTCTTGGCTGCATTCTCAATCATCATTCTGTTGGCATAATCGGACAACAGATACTTTGGGCGCATATTAGGAAATCTAGATGATGCACCAGCGCAAGGTAGTATTACTTCCATAATTTTGTTATCTCTGTCTCAATAAAGTTTTTATCATTATAGTTAATTGTATACGGTAGAACACGCATCAACATCAGTATTAATAGGTAGTCATTGTTAAAATGTTCAACATCAGCAAACGCATTATTAATAGACTCTAACTTTGCAGTATAGTAAACACTCTCGGTACGAATGAACCAACCACATTCTAAATCTTGTCTCAACTTAGCCAAATCAAATACATACGAATCATACTCTGTTGTCAACGGATCAATAAGAACAAAAGATTTATCTGTTAGTCGGTACAATACATTATCAAGTGTAAAATCTCCGTGATACTCTGATGATGGTAAAGTTTTTGGTAACTTGGCTATCAACTCATCTTTGGTGAATGGCAGTCTGTAGTTACTAAAAGGAAAAACAGAAAGTTTCTTCTCATAGATTGAAGTGTAATCTTTCTCAATCGTATTTCTTGATAACTCATCAATTGTATGTTTTAGAAATGAAATCAATGCACTAGTATCATTCAGAGCAAAGTATGTTTTCATATCATAATTTGAAATATATTCCATATCATATGAATGACCATAGATATTCAGAATCTTTGGTAACTGAATGTCCAGTTTTGCAAGTGAATCTAGTCTCTCTAGGTTTCGACTGACATTGCCTGTCTTACGGACAAAAGTTAGACCATCATCTTGTAGTATCTCAACCTTACTCATAGAGTGACCTTTTAAATTTCGTATTACTTTTGCCAATTGTCAAAGTCTTCTCTAATCAGAGAATGCCAAGTTCCATTGTGTGGTCCAGGTGGAAACGGATGGTTCAAATCACAATACACCAGATTTTCACCAACGAGACCGTGCATCTTCCAGTTTAGACTCATCATATCTTCGCACATCATTTGTGAACCACTATCATAGAATTCATCTATGTGGTTAAATGTATCTGCATACTTGTCCATGTTTTCTGATGACGAGAATGCAAACTGGTCATTACCAAAATCACGACCAGGTGTCATACGACAATTTGGAATATACAATTTTGAATTGTCTAGTTCATCAAACGGTATACGAACATTGATTGCAAAGTCATAACGAGAACGAATAACCCAATCAAACTTCTCACCTGTAGACTTCTCATGCGCTGTCTTCATCTGATTGCATTTCATTATTGCATACAGTTGATTATATGTTGCACGAGCTGGATCTTTTACCTTCCAGTTAGGCTGAGGTGGCGGCACTCTAGTATACTTTGATAGGTCATTGGTCAAAGGTTTTTCAATCATAAAAATTGCGGTGTTATACCTCAACGCAGCAAATGTTGCCTCTTGGCATTCCCATGTATGACAGAAAATTTCTACATCATTGCCATCTAATATGTTTCGTTTGACAAACTCATAACCTTTTTCAATACTACGAGGTTGACCTGACAAACAAAGTGCTATTTTACTCATTATATTTTGCCTCAATAATTGGACGCCACTCTGGTACTCTATCATATTGATGAACAATAGTAAAGTCTTTTCCTTTGGAGTTCGTAACTTTACCGTCAATAAATCGTGGCAACGGTTCCAATAAATGAGGTTTGAATTGTTCCAGTTTACTTGGGTCAGCAGTAGTGCCTAACTGACATGCCCATGCATCTTCTGACCTACAATAAACACTTGTTGACAGGTAAGGTTCTTGTGAAATCATAAAGTTGAATGTAGACTGGTCAACGATAGAAATGGGTCTATTGACAGACATGACAAAAATCATCGCAGCCAAATCACGCATACATTCACCACGACCAGCAAGAACACCTACATTGAAAATCTCATTCTCTTTAAACAGGTTGTGAAAGAATGGACCAAAGGTTTCTAACAGGTTCTGATTGCCCCATGGTTCATCTTTATACAACATACTTTCAGAAGCAAACATCAGGTTCTTTGAACCCAATTCTTCTTCAAGGAATTTAGATGGGTTATGCTGGAAGATTACATCCTTAACATCGGTTGTAATAACATACCGATATTCTTTGCTACTAAGGTAGTTGTAGATATGGATGAATCGTTCTACATGAACAGGTACATTGGACTGGTAATTGAACCGGCTGTGTTCTTCGTCCTTTTGGCCTGGAAGTAATACTTGAAAACCTGCTTGAGTAAGCTTGTTTACAGTATCGAACGAGATATTAAAGGCAACCATAACTTTGTCACCTGTAAATCCCGATTTGTTGATTGAGTTAACCCAAAATTTAATTTTGTCCCAATCGTAGTTAGTGCAACATCCTATAATCAAATCTTTCATAATATTTCCAATCAGTTAAATATTTACTTATGTCGTTTATACTCTTTAAATCTGGCAATCTTTTGGCCTGGTGTGCCCTTAAGATAGTTATTCTTTAGTTCATCGGTTCCCCATTGCCCTGCACCTGCTTTTGGTAGAATGTCCTTCTCTACCTTTTCTCTCAACCTCTTCATAACTCGGACTATCATATCATCCTCTAGTTAGGTTTAGAATCTTTTGAATCTGTGCTTCAAGTATTGCCTTGCGATTAGGCCACTTGATGATTGGTTGGTCTGCTGTCTTAAGTAACTTGGTTAGGAATGGCAGAACAAGTTTTTCTACCTGTTCAAGTCTATCTTTATATTCTTGGACAGTATCTTCTTTCTCTGCGATAACAGAATTGTATTCTTCTTCATCGGTTGCGGTGAATCCAAAGTCATCATCACCGTATTCTTTCATTATCGCATTGATATCAAACTTAACATCGGCCATCATTTACTCCAGTTCTTGGCTGCATTGAAGTTAGCATGAGCAAATTCTAGTCTATCAATAAGTTTCACAGCATTACCTTTTAACTTATCTACTGCAACGAAGCCTTCTGGATTAGTTACCTTATAACCATCATCAGTTCTAAGGAAAGAACCTGTAACTTGTTTCAGTTGTTGCAGTTTCTTAACAATCATATTCTTCGCATCTACAATAAGGTTCATCAAATCAAATATGTTTTTAAGGTCATTAGTTGCACCACGGAAGAAACGCATAATTTCTGTCTTCTCTTTGACACGCTTCTGCTTTGTCTCGGCCTTCTTTGCATCAGCAACATCTTTATTTAGCTTGGCCTCAACCCATCGAATCAATTCTGCGGTGTGTGCTCTTGTGTCTTTAATCTTTAGACCTTCACGCACCTTGGTGTTGTTGAATGTTTTTATGTATGTCAGTATGGTATCGTTGACAGAGATACGATTTAGGTTCAGAGAATTGATTGTTTGAAATGTTCTACCGGCAGTTGATAAAATACCGTTCAGTTCTTTAGTCTCTGCTTCTGTAAAGGTTGCTGTGCCTGATGCATCAACAAAGTATGCGTCACGGAACCAAACATCTTTTGTTGTAGTAAGATTCTTGATATCAATGTTGAATGATGCCTTCATATCAGAGAATGTCTTGCCTGTGTATGAGGTATGAAATACGATACCCATCTGTGCGGCTCTCATACTCTGTGCTAACTTAGAATCGGCTGGCACCGCATACACGATGGTGTTTGGTTGAAATGTAATGTAGTCAACACCATCTATTGTCTTATCTTGTATATCACCCTTCGCAAACATCATGTCGCCTTGCAGAACACCTTTGATGCCAAGTTTAGGCAGGTAACGCAAAGCAATTTTCAGTTTGGCATTCAGACCTTCTGATGGGTGATTGTTGTCAATATCTTCATCGGTGTAATTCAGTTTAGGGTTTGCATTGAATACACCCTTAGTACCAACAAAGAATTTGCCGTTATCAGGATTGATGCCACAGAATACAGCAGGTGCACCATCCCATTTCGTTGTTAGGTTCACTCTTGATTCTGCATGACCTGCAAGCATATCTCTTAGTGACTGGAGAAAATTGATTGCATCGCGAGCACCATTAACACCACGATTTAGAACCTCATCTTCGATGTGTTCTAGGTGAAGGTTGGCACCTTCTTTTTTTGATTCAGTTAGGAATTCTGTGAATTTCATATTTTAACTATTACGCCTGTTGATGGTACTTTATCTGTGACAACTATTCTTCCAGCACTATCACCTCTAGATGGAGATACACCATAAATTTTAGGTGTGCCATCTCTATCTTTTGCATCAGGATCAAATCTTTGGTCTTCTCTTCTAGCTCTCAATCTAAAATATAATTTGTGTGTCTTTGCGTATGTTGTTGCTTCTGTTAATTCACCATTTAAAGTCAATATATTTTTTGCCTTATCATACCTACCAACGACACTCATAGGTCCAATATACATGAAATCTATTGGACCACCCATTGCTTTATTTCCAACAACGATTTTTACTTTATTTGCTGGTGATATCTCACCAAAAACATCTGGAACTTTATCTCCAGATTTCAATTTCTTTTTTGTTTTCAATTCTGAATATGCAGTAGTCATAAATTTCTTCGCAATGCCAGGAACTGCTAACTCTAATCCTTTTAATCCACCACCAGCAAGTGATGGTGCAGATTCACCTTTCAAAGAACAATTTACTTCTATAGTCTTTCCACCTTTTCGCACATATATCACAACATCAGTATAAGGTTCTGAACCGCCAAGTTGTCTACCCGTATATTTTTCAGCATCAATGACACCCTGCAATATGGTTTTACCTGCTTTAAGTGTTATAGGATTTTTTGCATTGGCTTTTACAGCCTTTTTTATTTCCTGAATAACACCATTCTCTTGTCTTTCTGCTGACGCGCCGGCCATAAAAACCTCCAGTTTATTGGGGTATTTATGCCTACCGAATTATATCGAGTACCTTGTCTCCAGTCCAGACCTCTTGTTCGGTGCGAATACGACCCTCAGATTTCAGAGTTTCATATCGGTTGATGGCCTTCTTACGCCACCACTCTATGATGTTTTCTAATTCATGCTTATCATAGTTCTCACCTGGTACCAGTTTTGTATCTTTTCCATTGACAAAATCGACCATGTTTTTGAATCCATAGTCTGATATGAAGTATCGTTTCTGTTCATTCAGATTCTTGGCATTCTCAATTGTTGCAGTAAACTTATCACCTTCTGGTGTACCTTTCAAGGCAGTTTTTACTAAAGAAATGATTGCATTGGAAATCTTCAACTTACGGCTCGATGCTTTTAGTGGTACTAAAGGCTTCTCAAGAATCTTCTCAACATAGTCTTTCAGGTCGGTGTATGTCTTACCGTGCAACATAGGAAGAAAATCACTATCAGTTAAACCTTTGAAACGAATCAGAGGTTTCATACCATCATACTGTGAGACTGCCTTTGAAGACCCATAAAGACTTGTAGTTTCAAACAGACAGGTTTCCATGTCATATTTACTGTTCAGTAAATAACGCACTTTATGCGAAGAACAGATTGCCGCAAGAAGTTTACCACCAAGGTAATTAAAACCGAACGGCTGTGACGGCACAATAACAAAACCCATAACCGCGCACTTATTAAATCTTTGTGCGCCGTCTTGTTGTTGTGTGAATACTTGACCTAGCATTTCGTTTCTTGGCTTACAGTTAATCACTGGTGAACCAAGACGAATGAAACCACACCACTTGTTGGTTTTCTTTTCTAGCAATGCAAGGCGCAGGCACCGACCAGGAATATTGGTCATGTTTGAATGTGACGATATCATGTTCAGATATGTGTCCCACTTTTCTTGACCTAACTCTACAATCTCAAACTCCATATCGGCAGGAGACATGGTGAAATCAGAAAACAAATCTTCTTCTGGTCCCATACCAAACAAAACAGGTGACCGTTCACCCATAGAAGAAAGTTTCTGCTCACGCATATACTCATCTATACGGCCAAACTTATCAAAGTATTCCGAGAATACCTCTGCACAATAGATTGCTTGTTCTTTTGTTAATGTTGTCATAGGTAATGTAAATATCCACCAATAATATATTTTGGTCCACTAATCGGTTTCATACCACTATGCGGGTGTGTCCAGAACGGAGGGAAAACCAATAGTCGACCTGCTTTTGCTTGAACAGTTCTTTCTATACGAGAACGCCGATTCTTTTGAAATGTTGTTTCACCACCGACATGAACATCATTCAGATACCAAAAGAATACTAGAAATCTCCTGGCTGATGCATGATTGCCAACGTCAGCATGAAATGCAAATTCATCCTTGCCGTTTGCCTCATACTTCTTCATTCTGAATTGTTCAAAACCTAATTGCTCAGGCCAAACCTTCTCATCAATATTGAAAATGTTTTTGTATTTTGGTAGATATAACTCCATCTTATCAAGCAATAAATTCTGAACATCACTCCATTTATCTGTGCGTCTAGTGATATTCAATTCAGTAAAGTGTCGATGACCTTCAAGAAAGGTATCTTCATGGTACTCTTTATCTGCTTCAAAACGGGTGATGATATCTTCGCATTGTTCTTTTGTTAGAACATCATCCCAGTAACTTGTATATTCCATTATACTCTAACTCCGTCAAATTTAGAATTGAATCTCTTCTCACGATTACCAAAGGTGTTTATTGGCTTATCGGGTATCTCTTGACCACTATCTGCAATGTTTGTCTGTGCATCAGGTTCAGCATCAAACAATTTCATTTTGGCTCGGTCGATACCAACAACAAATCGTTTGAATGTATTTGGATCAGAGTAACGATTCTTCAACTGCTTCACCATAATCTGACCAAGTTGTTCAAGTTCTTCTGTGCTTATCAAAGCAAACATGAAGTCAGCCGTTGCAGGCAAACCAAACGATTCAGAGGTATCTTCAAGACCTGGATCACTATTTGTAAAACCACTTCTTGTTGTTTGTGTTGCACTAACGATTGGCACACCAAACTCAACAGCAAGACCACGCAACTCTTCTGCAATCGCCTTGATATAGGTATAACTGTTAACACTATTGCCAGGTTTCATACGGGCTGATGAACAGATATTCAGATAGTCGATGAAGATAATTTCTGGTTTGAAATTCTTCTTTAGGTGTAACTCTTGCAACAATGCGCGGAAGTGTAGTGTAGAAGCCGCGGCAGTCGGATACTCTTTGATAATCAGTTTGCCTTGAGTCTTATTCTTCAATGCATTAAACTTCCTATCATAGTCTGCTTTACTGATTGTGTTTAGTTCTTGTATGTCGATGTTCAAAAGGTTTGCATCAATTCGTTCTGCGATTCTTTCTTCAGCCATCTCAAGAGTGATATACAATACATTATGACCGTTACTGATACATGATGCAGCAACATGACACATGAACAAGGACTTACCAACACCGGTACCTGCAAGACAGATATTCAATGTCTTCGTTGGCATACCGCCTTTGGTAATCTTGTTAAAGATATCAAGGTCAAAACGAATGCGAGATTCTACACGATGATAAAAATCATACCGAGAATCTGCATCGTTAATATAATCGTGACCAACATTGGCATCAAACGAAACACCAAGAGCATCACTCAGCAATTGTGGAATCTCACCCTTGGATTTCTTAGAGGTCTTGTCATCCATGATGGAGACAGATTCCATGATTGCATTATAGATTGCCTTATCTTGACAGAATTTTTCAGTCTGCTCAATCAACCATTGTTCTTCTGTTGGTTCATCTTTGTTCTGATGAATATCATTCAATAGGGTGATTGAATTTTTTACCTGAGATTCAGTAAGACGGTCACTCTCGGTGAAGTTAATCACCAAGGCTTCATGCGTTGGCAAACTCTTGTATGTGTTTACAAAAGTGTTTACCTCTTTGAATATAACTCTTTCTGTGTCATCGGAAAAGTATTCTGCTTTTACGAATGGAAGAACCTTTCTACAAAATGTTTCATTGTAAATCAGGTTCTTCAATATTGAGTGTTCTAGACGATTCATTATCTTGCTTTATTAAAATTTGTGTAAGTATATCACCCATGATGTTAACAAAATCTTCGTTGTTTTGCAATACATCCATGTCGTGATTGCCAGGGTTGACAAGAGTGTAACCGAATTGTAGTCTTGCAAATTCACCTTCTTCTACAACTCTTGCCTTTCCGTAATGATAAACTACTCCAGCAAAATCGCCTTTGATAATTTCAATGCCTGTAATGTCAGAATCATCAAAATCAATAAAACGATAGTCTGTGTTCTCCCTAAGCACTTTCTTCTTCCAGAACTGGAGTTTCTCCCATAATGTTTCCATATGCTATTCCATATTTTTGGTTTACGAATTGTTTGAACTCATCATCTTTGAGTAATGGTTGCCAGTATTCATCGGTTTGCGTGGCGTCAAATCGAACCTTGTCGCCAATCTCACCAGTTTCTTTATTGACCTTGGCATACCAACCGTTGCTTGGCTTGCAAACAAAATTACCCTCAATCGCAATGTCGAGTAAGCCAGAATACTTCTGAATGCCACCATCGAAAGATACCGAAATAGGAATCTTACTCTTCTCTTTAACATAACGGGACTTCTCCACATTGATAATAAAATTGTAACCGACAATCTCGGTGCCTTCTTTCTCTTGCTGACGGCCAAGGATGTAAATGTTATCAGCAGAATAGTAAGAACCTGTACCACCACCAACGATATCTTTAGGGAACATACCAATCTCTTTATAGGTATGATTCACTACGACCATTGGAATATCTTTCAGATTCAAGTGAGGTGTTACCATACGGAACAAACTCTTGACCTGTTTTGCACGGCTCATATCTGCAACAGATTTACCT